TGCAAACGCGCGTTGCTCAACTCCAGGCATCGCAGACGGATTTCGACACCCGCGTCCAGACCGAGGTTGCCCGGGTCGTCGCCTCCACCGGCACCACGCTACCGGCCCGCGTCACTCCTGCGGGGGATGCCACCCAGGCCGCCGACCTGCACGCGCAATTCGCTGCCATCACTGATCCCGCCGCGCAAACCGTTTTTTGGCGCAAGCTCACCCCTGAACAACAAGCTCTCATCCTCAAACACCAAGCCTAACACATCGTCATGTCCAATACCCTAACCAACGTCAAAGACATCAAGGTCGCCCAGCGGGCACTCATGCCCTTCATGGCTCAATTGCTGCCGGTCACGGCATTCTCCATCGACTTCAGCCCGCTACCCGCCGACAAGCTCGACACGGTGCGAGTGCCCCTGGTTGGTGCGCCCAGCACGTCGAGCGACTTCGCCGGCGACTACACGGCTAACGCCGATTCCACGGTGACCGTGGCACCGGTCGTGCTCAACCGCCACAAGTTCAAGACCGTCCACGTCACGGCACGCGAGAACGCGGAAACCTCCCTCAATACGCTGGAAACCCTCGTCGAGGCTGCGGCCCAGCAACTCGCGCAAGACGTGCTGGTGGACATCCTCTCGGTAGTCACCGCCGCCACGTATGGAGCGCCCGGCATCCCGGCGCTCGCCGCCACCTCCTTTGACTACAAGAAGGTGCTCGGCTTGCGGGAAGTTTGCGGCACCGCCAAGATGCCGCCCAATCCGCGCTCGCTGGTGTTGGACTCGGGTTACTACACCAACCTGCTCGCCGACGATGTGGTTGCCAAGAGCTTCAACCTGAACCTCAACGCTCCGGCTGTCACCGAGGGCATGGTGAAGCGCCTCGCCGGCTTCAACCTCCACGAGACGACGATCATCCCGTCCGACAACGCGGAAAAGCTCGTGGGCTTCGCGGCCCATGCCAGCGCGGTTGCGGTCGCCATGCGTTACCTCCAACCGGTCGCCGAATACCAGCAGGCCGGCGCGGTCACCGATCCCGCCACCGGCATGACCTTTGGCTACCTGCGCTTCACCGACACCCGCGCCAACCGGGTGTTCGTCACCCTCGAATGCCTCTACGGCTTCGTGGCGGCCAAGACCGACGCACTCAAGCGGATCGTCAAACCCTAACCAACCTCCAACCTAACAAACAAAGCCATGCTTCCATTCAGCCAAACCGGCAATGCCGGATCCACCCTCAGCCACGTCGTCGTTCCCGCCGGTGGTCGCGACCGTGTGCGTGTCCAGTATGTGAACGCCACCTCCGACAAGGCGGCTTCGCTGCTCACATTCAAAGCGCCGACCACATCAACGACCGTCACCGCCATTAGCGCGTCTGCCCAGGCCGTGGTGAACTGCGTGCCCTACACCGGGGCGGCTCAAAACGACGTGGTTGTGCTGTTCTCGTTAGCCACCGGAACCGGCGTGCGCGGCGTGGTTACCTCGGTGCAAGCCGGGGTGTCGATCACGCTCACGGCCAACCTCGGGCTGGCGCTGGCACCCGGCGACACGGTTCACCTGATGACTTCCCGTGCGCAGATTCCGGTCGGCGCTGCCACCAAGGAAGCCAATGCTCCCACCGTGTTCGTGGTCCTTGAAGGTCCGGCCCTGATCGAACTGGACGGCACGTCGGCCTGCCGCATCAACCTGGTAGCCGGCGAGTATTCCTGAGTCTTCCTGCACTGGCATAGCGGGGTTCGTGGGCACCCTCTCTGGGAAACCGGAGGGGGTGCTTCATTTTGACAACATCACACCGGCATGGGACTTGAATCAGACATTCTATCAGACTTGCGGCAACTCCTCACCGAACATGGCGTGAGCGCGCGATGGCAGGGCATTGACTTGCTCGTGTTGATCAGCCGTGTGAAGCGTGAGCAGCAAATGGAGATGGGCGGATTTGTGGAGTCGCCGGAACTGAGCATGCGGGTGCCCAAGGCGGCATTTCCAAACACGCTGCCGAAATTTGGCGAGCGCATCGAGGTTGAGGGTATTGAATACCGCATCTCACAGGTATCGTCCCATCCGCGCTCACCATTGCTCACCCTCAGCCTTTCCACCACCGATGAGTGACAATCCCATCCGGTTCACCGCGAAAATGAAGGGCGGCAGTGATGTGATCCGCCTGCTCAACCGCTATCCAGAAAAAGTCGGCCGCACGCTGGAATCCCTCGTGAAGCAGGAAGCGCGGGGACTGGCCGTGGAACTGGCGCGCAACACCCGTCCCTTCGGGTTTTCGGACAAGGCAAAACAACGCGGTGAAATGGCCGTGGCCGGCGACATCAACCGGGTGTTCGCGGTGCCATCCGACGCTTATGACAACATGAGACTGCTGGATCCCGCCGCCGCTGATAGATTCTGGGCGAACATCCAGAACCGTCGGTTCTCCAAGGCGGAACAATCACTCAAGGCATCCAGCTCCAACTGGAAGGATTTACCGGTCGGTCGGCTCGATCCGAAACTCCACCAACAAAGCCGGACGGGCCGCAACGCCAATGTGAAGCGCAAGAAGCCCGCACAAATTGTCACCAGCCCGAAGGCTCGGGATTCCTACATCGCCAAAATCCAGAAGCGTGTCGGCTTCGCCAAGGGATCGTGGATCAACGCGGCCAAGGCTATCGGCGGGCGGGTCAGGGGTGCCGCGCAATGGGTAACCCGGCACAAGCAGGCACCGGGAACGGCCACCGTGAAAACCGGCAACAAGCCGTCCGTCACGCTGGTCAATAACCTCGACTACATCGAGCAGGTGACCACCGCCAAGGGCGTCGAGCTTGCGCTCCAGGTGGCGGCGGGGCGGCTCCGCAAGGCGTTGCTCACCTCGTTGAAGGTGATTTCCGACAAGGCGAACCGGGCCATGCGGAAAGCAAGTTGACTCGCCCGCACCGGGCAAGATGCCCAACATGATCGAAGATTGCCTCTCCTCGCTGCTGGCCGAATGGATCGACTCCAACAGGCCGGATGAATTCCCTGATTCAGCAACAATGCCCGTCCACGTCGCCCGCCGCGACGAAATCCGCGCCCGCCCGTGCATTGTCCTCAACACGTCGGAATCCAAGCCGGTTCCACCCATGCAGCACACCGCCCGCATGAAACTCGATGTGCATCTGTTTTCCCAAGTGGACGACACCCCGGCGGACACCCACGCGGAATGGGCGGGCAAACTGGTTGTACTGCTCAGGGGCAAAGCGGCGATCCAGTCGGCATTGGATTGCGACACCTTCGTTCTGCACGACCTGATAGCCCGCGAAAGCGTGACCACTCCGGACGAGGCACGGGGTCGTGAATCGGTGCTGAGCTACGAGGCGGTGGTTTCCGCGGTGTAAAATCTTCTCTTGCGTCTTCTGTCTTGAAGCGCAGCGGTCTTGTGTCTCCGGGCGCAGCCCGGCGGGGTTGACACGGCCTCCCCGGTCAAATGTCCGCGACACAACTAGGCATCACCGGCAACTGGGGCATCCCGAACGATCAACCGGGCATCCTCATCACTGACTATTCCTTCGACTTCTCCAACGAGCAAAAGGAAGTGCTCGACAAGGGCGGCGAGATCATCGGCCTTTCGCAATTCAAAGAGAAGTGTGAGATCAAGATCTCCGGCCTGGTCGCCAAGTTGTCATCGTTCAGCGGCAAGATCGGCGCGCCTCTGGTTCTGGCGAACGCAATGCCGTCCCACCTCCAGTCCACCACGGGCGGCGCCACGATCACAAAGCAGATCAGCCGCAGCCTCAACAACGAGGATTTCGAGAAAATCGACATCACCGCCACTCACTATCAATACGTGGTCATCGGGTCGTGATCCCTTCTCTAACACGATCAACGAGATAATCACATGAACGCCGTATCCCACCTGTCATCCACCGCCACAAGCAACACCTGTCTGGCCGCCGCCTTGACCGCGGTTGGCATTCAACTCGCCGCAAAGCCATTTATCCGCGTCGTCGGCGATGGCATCAACGGCGAACGCATCGTCTGGTTTTTCGACCCGCAAAGCCAGGATGGCCGTTTCCAGACAAGTGAACTCATCGCCGCATGGCATGACGACGCCTGGCACCTGGCCAACCCGGAGCATCCGTTCGCCTATATCAAGTGCGCGCTCAGAAACCGCGAGTTGCTGGTGGACAAGGTGAAGCAGGACGTGCCGCTGGCCTGCATGATGCGCCGGGGCAAGATCGCCCTGATTCCGCTCAACGCCCCGGCGAAAGTCGAGGACTTCTTTCTCCGCCAACTCTAACACACCATGAACGACACCGACCGCCAGCAACTTCTATCCACCGCCTTCCACGACGTTGAAGCCATCGTCGGCGGCCACGCCATGCGCCCGCTCTCGCTCGCCAGCTACGACGTGCTGCTGCGCACCGGCAACCCGCTGGTGGAGGGCAAAATCCCCAAGGATGGCACGCCCGAGTTCACCGCCGCCATCATGGGATTCGTGTTCACCCACTGCGCCCCGTGGCCGGAAGTGGTTAGAGCGTCCTTCGACGACCAGACCTTCCGCGAGTCGGCTCTCATATTCTGCGGTGGCCTAACGCCAGCCGACTTCCAGACAGCCTTCAAGCGGTTGGAGGAACAAAGCAAGGAGCTTGAAGCGGCACAGGTTGGAACCATGGGAGACCTCGCAGCAAAAAAGCACCGCCGTGCGACGAACCCGGCTTCCTAGCAGCCCAGGTGTTTGCTGTCGCCGCAGAAACCGGTTGGCCCGAGGAACGCATCATCTTCATGCCACTGGCACGTCTCGCCCAATATCAGCATTGCCTCTTGCGGCGCAACGGGGTGCGGACCAACTGGAGCAGTGTAGGGATCGGACAGGGCACGCTGCGTGACCAGTTGGAGGCGCTGCGGGTGCAGTGGAATCGGGTGGCTATTTCTGACGGGCAGAGTGGTGACGCTATGACCCCGTCAGTTTTTTGATGTCCGACTTCTGTCGGTTTGGCCTTGGCAAGCCCTTCGGTCTGTGATATGGGGTTGCTCTCAAATTGAGACTTTGGGAAAGTCAGCCCAAAACACACACATCATGAACAATACGCTTTGTCTTAGGTGCGGAGCCCAAATGGAGATCCCGCCCCATTACTTCAATCACGAAGTCAGATGTGTATCGTGCCACCAGTCATTTATGGCTTACCCACTTGCCGAGGCATCGGCCAAATGGGTGGCTAGAGATCCTAACCAGGATGGGCCGGAAGAAAGCTTAAAGTCATCTCCAGGGCAGCCCCCAAATCTCAGTCGTGGTGGCGTGCCCGCACGCTCGGGAAAGAATGGACATCGTGTGCTAACACCGCATCAAGGCAATCTAATTAGTTGCCCAGATTGCGGGTGCGGAGTTTCCAGGGAGGCAGATGCATGCCCGAATTGTGGCCGCAAGATTAGGCGTCGGCAATCAGCTATGGGAATTGCGGCCGCAATCATCATTGGCATGGCTGTATATTGGGCGGTTAACCTAATTTGGGGATTTTTTTAGAGTCGCTAGCGCGTAATCATCATTGCAGCGTTCGGTTGACTCCGCCCCCGGCGCATGAGCGCCCTGACCGTCACCCTTGGAGCCGACATCACCGCCTTGCAGCGGGCGTTGGCCGGTGCCACTGAACTTGTCGCCGCATCCGCCCGCCGCATGGGGAAAATGACGGGCGCGGGACTGGCCGGACTTGGCAAAGGTGGCGCGGCTACGCTTTCCAAGGGATTCGATCTCGCCGCCATTGGTCTAAAAGTGGGCATCGGCGCGGCATTGGCGGGTGGTGCCGCCGCGATGGGCGTCGGCGTGAAGGCTGTCACCTCGGCAGCCAACTTTGAGCAGACCAAGGTGGCGTTCACCACGTTGATAGGTGACGCGGCCAAGGCGGAGCAGACGCTTGCCAAACTCCGCACGCTGGGTGCCGAAACGCCCTTCGAGTTTCCCGAACTGGCCGACGCCGGCCGCAAGCTCATCGCCTTCGGTGAATCCGCCGACACCGTGCCGGAAAC